ACTTGCCTTTCATTTTCTTTTTGAACTTCATCGACTGAGTCCTCGCGTTAGAGCGGATACGAGTTTGGCGCTTTTATTGAGACTCATCCCGTGACACTCGTGCAGATGTTCGAGCATCGCGAGACGGCCCTTGAAAACTCCGTTGCCGTCGTAGTGGCGCGGACGTCCCTGACACTCACCCCACAGCACTTCGGTCATCCGGCCACCGCCAAGATTTTCGAGCAGCAGCGGCTTCGCTGAGTCAGTACTCATGAAGCCATCGTCGCCCTTGTAGAGAGCGCTCAGGCTCTTCGCGACCTGAGCGAAAGAATTGATTTGCACCGGCTGATGCGTGATCGCGACATGGAAAAGCTCGCTCTTCGGCACGCTGCGCATCAGGGGATCGCGCTCAACCGCGCGGCCTTGAATCGACCACGACAGACGGCGCATCTCTCCCATGTCGGCAGTCGCTTTCAACAGGCTCCACGTCTCTTCGGCGCGGCGATGCCCCTTGAGCAATATCGCTTCCGAGTAGAGGCCCCAGCCCGTAAGCTGCGAACCGTCCTGCCTGCGCGCCTTGCGCATGACCGGATGGTCTTCGATACGCGAGATTTCGAGTACGACCGGGATGCCGATCTGATCCTCGGGACCGCGCCCGTGATCCCAATTAACCCAGCCGCGCTCGATTGCTGGCTGACAGTCGATTCCTTTCTGGAAGATGATCTCATTCTGGAGGTCACGTTCTTCGCACGATGCCATTCCGTTAACACGATGCTCATCGTCGCTCGCATTGAGCGACTTGAGGAGTGGCATCGAGATGGCAAATTCGCGTCCCACGTTTACTTGAGAACTTCGATCGCGCCGTTGCCAGAAGCGGACATCTGCACCCAACTGCCAGCCTGCGCCTGCGCCAGAAGGGCATTCACGCGGTTGATCAACTGCTCGATGATATCGCCGAGTCCCACATCCTCGCTGATGCCGAGGCGGCGCAGATCAGGGGAGTGATTGTTGAGATGGAAGATATCCAGCTTCGTGCTCTGTGTTCCATCAGCCATCTGTCGTCTCCAAAAGAAAAGGGCCGAGTGCGGATAAACCGCGCTCGACCCTTGTTTCCCGCGCCCGAGGCTCGCGCCTCAAAGCTAAAAACCGTGGTCCGCTGTTCAGAACAAGTTAGACCAGAAAATTAGATCCTCCGCAATACCCTTTTTTACTGGCAGGGGTCACCCCGTGAGGCAGCCGATTTAGCACCTCACGGGGTGACCCCTGCCACGCGTTTAGTGTGTGGTCACAGGCCCCGGCGTCACGACAATGCTGCCAGCCGGTCCAGTCGCCGTGGTGACATCTACCTCAGCACTGAAAGGTCCGAGCGAGCCATCGTTCCATGTCGCAGTGACCGAGATCTTCGCTGAACCGATCGGACCTACGGCGTGAACGCCGAAAGTCATTCCGGTCGGCGGATCGACGGTCACAACGGTCGGCGTGTCTGACGACGCCGCCAGAGATGCGACGGACGAGATGTCCACCGCATTCCCGACTGCATCAGCGCCCATGACGCTGAAGGTTGAGTCGCCGTTGTCGACGAGTACGAAGGCGACCGGTGCAGGATCACCCATTTTCGCCTTCATTGATGCGCCCATGCGCATCGCGCCCTTTTTCATCACTGACCACTTTGCTGCCATAACCTTTGCCTCCTTATGCGGGGTAACGGGCCCCGGTTTCGTTTTAATCCCTACCACATCGAACTCGGGGTCTGCCCCGACAGTATGCTCTACGATCCACGGAATCCTGCGCCGGATAATATTGATGTCGTACGAGACGGTCTCGACTATCTCCTTGAGATCTGCCTGCCCTTTATTCAGCGTCTGGAGTTCCCGGTAAATGCCCTCGGTTGCATCTGCGAGACGCTTGATATCCTCCGCGAATTCGAAACCGAGAAGCACAGAAACTAAATTTGACATCACTGTAGCTCCACGATCATCGCGTGATCGGTCAGCGTGAGCGGCACTGAACTCACGTTTGCCAGCGTCTGCACCGGCACTGTGCCACTCGTTATATCGTATATTTTGGCCGATGTGAAAGTCCTGCTGAGATTAATCGTTACAGGTACCAATGTCTCGCTAGAGAAGTTCTCGGCCCAAACAGCCAACTCATATACGCCGCTCGCCTTTTGCATCAAGAGCGTATGAACTGTCGCGCTTGCCCCGGAAATCGAATAGTCGAGTACGATCGGCGTGAAAGCTGACGAACTGTCAGCGAGGATCGTCGTCAGATTGTGCATGTAGGTCGCGCCAAGCTTGTAGGCGAACGATGCGTCATACACGGCACCCATTCCATCGCCTTCCTCGCCCATCTGATACACGAACCAGTGCGTCCAGCCACGCGCAGCCGCATCAAGTACGAGGCTCGTATAAACTTTGCCCTGTATGGCTTGGCTGATCTGATTTGTACTCTGGCCACTCTCTGTTGCAACCCGGGGGAGCATCGTTCCGATCGGATAAGCAGGGAAGTGGTTGCGCCACGTCTGATAGATGAACTCGCCTTGCATGCCGTCGTAGCAACCGCCTTCTGCACCGCTTGGCGCTGCCATAAGCCACGCGTCGTTGTCCCGAGGCGGATTGCTCGCGCAGTTATCGTACGGATGGACGTTCGCATAGTCAGCGTACTGGGTGCCGTCGGCCATCTCCAGCCCGCTTCCGGTCGGAATCGTGAGCCACTGCAGGCCAGCGTTGTCGACGTTCTGATCGCCCATCTCTGTAGGCGCATACATCGCAAGCCCGGCAAGCTTCGGATCCGCTTTCTTCGCTGCGTTGAAGTCACGCTGGAACTGGCCGCATCCAAGCGAGATATTGCCATGGCCTAGATGGTTATCCGGATCACACCAACTGCTTTGGTAGCCGAACGGCTGGTTGTTCGCTTCATTCTGGCCTTCAACCGCCATCAGCGCACCGCACGACGCGAGCGTATCGAGGAAGCCGGTCGTGTCAGTGACATCACCACCCCACGGCAGCATGAGCATCGTTGCGCCTGTGGCTGCGTGGATGTTGCAGTAATCAGTAAGCAAGCTGGGATTGTTCGTGCCATCATCGCGGAAATGCCGCACGCCGGTATAGGTAAGCCCCTGCTGGAGTTGCGCGGCGGTGATGTGGCCTTGGCCGTGGTGCGTGGTATAGCCGAAGATGTCGATAACATCAGTAGCACGCATCACACCAGCGACGGGGATTGGAGTCGGGGTAGGACCGGGTGTCGGCGTTGATGTAGGCGCAGGTGTAGGAGTCGGCGTGGGTACATAGCCGTATGGTATCAACGGCACCGATATTGGGGTGGCCGACATCGGAACGGTTATCTTCGATCCAGACGAAATGGTTCCTATATACTTTCCAGTTCGTTCACATTTGATATTCCAGCCAGTGCCGTTGGGGGTAATGTCCCAAACGTCGACTCCTTGGCCGATATCCAAGAGGCCGTTAGAGCCACCATCAGACAAGCAAGCTTGGGCACCAGTCGAAGTAGTTGCCTTGACATTGCAAAGAGTAAAACCGGCACCGGATACAGCGACGTTGAATTCCTGAAATGGGTTCGTCCCACTCGGTGTATCATTGAGGGGATAAGAGTATGCAGTTGGTGGATAGCCCCAGTAAGAAGTAAAGAAGCCGCCATCAATGACGTAGGCTGAGCCGATGGTATATTTGCCGATTGGGAACGGCGTAGGAGTCGGAGCAGGGGTTGGAGTCGGAGTCGGTGCAGGGGTTGGAGTTGCAGTTGGACTCGGGCATACGGGGCACGGCGGAACAATATAAGTTCCGGGTGAAAGAACCGTCTGTGAGAATCCATGTTGTGGGTTGAGCAGGCAGAATAAGATCAGAGCACAAGTGAAAGCCAATGCCTTCAAAACGCGTTTCATTATTGTTTCCTCTAAAGATACTTTGACATTGCTTTTACTACTATCTGCTCAACTTTACTTTCCGCTTCTCTCTGCACAGAAGCAACTACCGGGTTTGGCGGGACTGCTTTCTGTACCCACTTGCCCGGCGCTGTCTTGGTAGACACGCGGCGGAATCGCACCGGCTGGCCTATCGTGCGGCCTCTAGTTCCACGCTGACCTATTGTGATCGGCACGTTAACCGTGCGTGAAGCACCCACTGTTTTCGCGCTCTTGCGGGCGAGCAGGCTCGGTTTCATGTCCCATTGAGGGTGGCCTTCCTCGATGAGCCTTACACGTTCCTGCTCCCTCGGCGTGATCGTTACCTCCATCCCATTATCAGAGACTGTGATCGCGGTCGGGTCCAGCACGGATTGGGCGTACCTCTCGTCGCTGACTTTCTTCGTCATGCCAGATATTGGCGCACCGCCCGAGACAGCAGCAGCCCAACTTCGCTGCACTTCTTTGGCTACGTTCAGAAGCTCTTTTGCGATCTCGGGCTTTGCCTTCTCGAACGCCCGTATGATCTTGTCTTCGAAATCCTTAGCGTCGATGTCGAATCTGATATTCATGAGTTCGGTAGGATTAGATGCCGCTTGCGAAGTGGAACCTTCTGGCCGATATCCCATCCCTTGTCAAAACGATCAGCCGGAGTTGCAAATACGATCCATTCATAGTTGGTCGTATACTTGATGCTGTACTTGGTGCCCTGTGCGAGATTGGTGATCCACGTAATCAACCGGCCACTGATCGTGAAGTCTATTCCCTGTGCGTAGAACGTCTGGATGCCGGTCGTCGGATCGATCGTGAAGCAGTTGAGCAGTTTGATCGGCGCGTATGAGAGCTTGTCCGGGTTGTTCTCATCGCCGCGCTCGATGACGTCGCCCTCGAAGGGCTCGCCCAACGGCCACGTCGGTTGAATCTTATCCCAGTCCGAGATGAAGTTGGCCTCGGCTGGAGCGCAGCCCATGAGTACGTCACCCGGCTGTAACACGCCGGTTTCCAGATATTCTTTCTGGTTGGTGATGCCAATGAAGATCGCGATAATGATCTTCGGCGCGTCGTAAAGCCAGCCAGCACCGCCACAGGCCTTACAGGCCAGTAAAGCCCGGCTTGAATCGCCGTCGAGACTGCATGGGCATTTTGACGCCCGAAACCACTTCAAAGTCTCGCCGTGTCCGTCGACCGGGCTGGTCACGAACGCATTCTGGAGTATTGGATCAAAGGGTGGCATACGCTATATTGTGGTTGCTGCTGCCTGTGTGCCCCTCACACGCCGGAGAGCCTTGGTGGCCCTTGGCTCTCCGGCACTTTTTTATAGATTCACGCTCATCATCCCGACGATATTCTCTCTGAGAGAGTACAACAAGGCATCCTTTCCGGTCGCCGGATCACGTCCGATCTGCCTCTCATATTCCTCGATCGCTTGAGCCAGCCGAGCCATCAGCGCACGGCTCTCACTGACACCGTCGCGCGCAATCGAGTATGACGCGAGCCCGGCGGGCCACCGTGCCTGCATCGCCTGAGTGAGCAGCACGATCCCGGCGCGCTTCCCGAGATAGTCGATCACCGAGTCCGGCGTCTCGGGCAGGCCGATCAGCATGGTGAAGTGCCAGAAGCTCGGCACGCTCGTGTAATTGAAGAAGATGGTGTAAAGGCCGGGGCCGTACAGGTACCAGTTGATGATAGCGGCGTTCGACGGCACAAGCTGAATGCGGCCACCACGAATTTCGGGCCTGATCCACGCTGAATCGATCGTGGTCACCAGCGTCTTGTTCATCCAGCCTTGCAACGAGTCGATGCGCAGGATCGCCGGGTACGGCGTCTCAATGTTGAGCCATTGATTGACGTTGAACGGTTTGTAATAGGTGACACCCTCGGCGATCTCATCGTATATGTTCGGAGCCGGTGGTGGTGTAGGTCCAACGAGGTTCTGCTGGGCACTGTACTTGTAGACATCTTCTGAGACGATCAACGCTGGCTCCAGCGGCACCCACATGAATCGCTCAATATTTGCGGTATCAATGATGATCTGGTCGATGATCGTACTGTCTGGCATCTGGCCATAGTCGATAAAGAGCGTCTCGTTGGTGCTCACAACCGGGAGCGCGGCGAAGTTCACCATCACATCGATCTTTCCGAAGCCTACGGCATCGGGCAGCGTATACGCGGAAGCGCCCGGTGCAATCGGCACTGCGGGACCGCCGTTCCACGATAGTGATTCTGGACTCAGAACGAATGCAAGCACGCCAGCACCGGGCTGCGTTCCGAAAGCTACGTCAGCCACGGTGACACCGGTCACAAGCTGCGGCTGCTCACGCACTTGCATTTTCTCGATGTCGATAAGCGGAAGGCCATTGAGGAAGGTACGCTTCATCCTGTCGACCGTGATCAAGAGCACCGAGAAATTCGCCGAGGCTACGGCAGGTGTGGCATCCGATGAGGTCGCGACGATCTGCCAGTCATTACGCCGAATGCTATGCCTACCGATATAGAAATTGGTCGAATCAAAAAGCATCGTGAGATCGAATTCCGCCGTCACCGAAGTCTGACCAGCGGTCATCGCCGCTGAGACAACCGGCGACCCGAGCGGCATCCATTTAGGTGCAGCCGCCGGGCCACCGCGCGCTCTACGCTGAAGCTGGAAGCTGATCGTCTCGCCGCCAGCCGCCGCAGCGAAAGTTGCGGTCGCGGTGATGATGTTGAACTCAGGCTCATACCGCGAGTAGTTGCTGCGATCCGTAGACAGTTTGAGGCCAGTGATAGCCATCGTATTACACCCATTTGACCCGCAACGGTGGTACCAAACGCACTGGAGGAACGACAGGCGGTTTATGCAGCAACCTGAGAGGCGGCGGCCCGCCGGGCACAGCCGCTTTCACGGATATCGGTATGATATGAGCACTCGAAGACCAGTGGCGGCGAAACCCACTGACCGTGGACGCACGGGGGTCGAGACGCGGCCACGGGCTGAGCATGCGCCACGCATAAATACCGCCGATATTGGAAGCACTTGGCAGCGGGTTAGTATTCCACGTACCCTGTTGGGTCTGTTGTTGCGTGAAATCTGCCGACGTTGCTGGGCTGCTAATAACTAACATCGCATCATCCCACACACGACCGCAGGAAAGCCTGCATGATGCCGCTGCTGGTGGTGTTGGCCATTACGAACAAGCCAAGGCAGCCCGGAACATAACTGGTATCTTGAGCAAGTGCGATGAGACCATCGATCTGGATGGTCGAGTCGCGCTCAACGTACATTTGCGCGGCAACGCCGGGAACGAACATTAGTGGGAAGTAGAGATAGAGCACGCAGGTCGAAGTGCCGCCCATCTGCGTGCCGCCAGCGACTACTGAGACCGGCGCGGTCATACCGTAGTCACCAGATCCGAGGGTGAACCACGGCCAGTTATTGGCAGCCGAGCCGGTGATCGACGGCTGAAGCATCGAGACGATGGCAGCGGTCGAGCGGACGGGCTGCGCAGCAGTCGCATTGGTGCCGGTGCCAACACCCGTGTAATTGAGCAGCAAGGTTGCCGCCGTGCCGCTGAAGGTGGCGACCTGTACTTCCAAGACTGCTTGCACACCAGCGCCGCTGGTATAACGCGTCAGTGCGGGCGGACTGGAAAAGCTATAGGTGCCCGAAGTATTGACGGCGATGCCACTAACCGCGAGCAGCACGTCGTGCAGCAACGCCATGTTGATGATTTGCGCCGCCGCATAGCCGAAGCTGAGCAGATAACGGGAAGTACTAGACGACGTCGCTCCCCACGGACGCCCCCACGATCCGACGTTGGTATTGGTCATTATCGCGCCGGGCGTGGTAGTAAGCGTCATCGCAACTGGATTGCCGACCAGCAGATTGAGCGAGTGCCATTGGCTGGCAACCGTAGTCACGGAGGGCTTGGAGGCCACGATATCGAGTGGCGCTCCAGTCTGTGCCGCACGGGCAGCAATGATGCTATCGTAGGTAGTTATCGCCCCACGCTCAGAGAGCAGGCGCGTCGTCCAGTCACTGGTAAATCCTAGATGATGTTTTGCCAGCGCGTCGCGGGCGCGATCACTCCACTTCCGCCGATGCCACGAATCAGTAAGACGCATGAACGGCGAGCGCTCATAAACGTGCGGCAATCCTTTAGTGATGCCGACGTTCTTGAGATCGGACGAGAGCAGCAACCCCTTGCCGGGGAGCATGCGGCCCAGATAGCCACCGTCGCCGCCGATCGGATGGGATATAGCCGCGCCTTCCCATGCAGGCGGCATCGAAGCGGCGAGACGACCCCATTCCGCTATGTTGCGCGCCAGAATATCAGGATCAGACTTTGGCCTGACGAAGATTTCCATGTTCGACCTTTGTAGGGGGCCCCTGCCCATTCTTCGACTTGGTTAACAGCAGAGCATTGCTCATGACTTTCAACAAATCATTGTCGGGACTGAAGGGTGAACGGCAGTTGCTGCAGATGAGGATGATCGTCCCATCCGACTTGCTGATCAGAATCTTGCGCACGTAGAGCGTCGTCTCACCATCGGGGGCGATTTTGACCGCGCGTTCCTTACACTGTGGACAGTGTTGCACTCAAGCCACCGGATCCACCGACAGGATGAACGACGGAGACAGCTTCTTGTTCGTATAGCCGCCCCGCGTCACCGTGATCTTCTGTGTCCACTCGCCGATCGCATCAGCATCGACACTCTGATAGGTGTACTCCCACACTCCCGTAATGACGCGCGTCAACGGTTGAGCAGTAACCTTCTGGACGTCATTGGGATCCCACAGATCGATTATGGCTGTATCGGGATCCACAGGCTGCGGTGGATTGTACTTACGATCCAGAAACTGCTCCCTGAGAACGATCGCGTTACCCGGCTGATAAGTTTTGACTGCCATGACTCACTCTTCCGTGATCGCAAAACTGTCGAGTTGGATTATCTCCGTCCAAAAATCGCTATCGGCCTCCATGCTCACAAAGGCCGATCTGCTTTCAAGTTGTACCACAACCGTGCTGTATTCGCTGTCATTATTTATGCTCGTAAAAGCGTAGCTATCAAGCTGCAGAATGAACGTCGGCGTCCCGAGGCCCGGGGCCAACTGACGCATCAAGCGCCGGATGAACGCACGCAGCCGCAGCAGAACTGGCCGTCTCGACGGCGGAATGATCGGACGCCGCCGCCGGAAAATGATCCACGGCGGTACTCCGAGCATCGACTCCGGTGACTGGATGTTGCGCAAGAGCTTCATCAAGAAAACGCGCAGCGACTTAAATGGCGGTCTGGTCGACACGCGTATCCGATAGAGCGCTTCCTGCATGCTGGTCTTCGCGCGGAAGATCTGTGACGGCAGCAAGCCGAGAGCCTCTGCCGTCGGCTGGATGAACGCACGAAGACGAAGTATCGGAGACTGACGTCTGAACGCGACCGGGAAGCGCTGGACAAAGCGGCGCGATTTCTTTACCTGCCGCAGCCACACGCCGAGAGCAGCAGCCGACGGTGCGATAAGACCGCGCAGCCGCAGCAGCGGAGCCCGGCGCACGAAGGCTTTGGGGAATCGCGGGACAAAGCGGCGCTGACGTTTCAGCACCTTTATCCACTGACCCAGAGCAGCGGCTGGAGGTTGTATAAGCCGCGTCAGGCGAATCCGCAGACGCACTCTGGCAGGGGTCGCCCGTGATGGCTTGACGCGCTTGCGTAGGAGCCCGAGCGGGAATCCGACGGGCGTTGGCCGCCCGAAGAGCGGGAAGATGCGACGTCTCACGACCGCGCGCTGTTGACGGATTCGCACTGCCCGAGCCCGGCGCACGAACCTGATTGCCAGCGGCTGCACGGCGGTGAAGATCTGCCGACGCCGCGATACCACGGCCTGTGGCTGACGCCGTATTGCGCGTATGCGCCGAACGAATCTAATCGCCGATGGTTGCACGGCGGTGAAGATCCGCCGTCGGTGGACCATCACGGGACGACCCCTGCCAGCCGCGATCCGCTTTCTGATCTTGATCAGCCGTATACCGAGATTGGCCGCTGGTGGCTGCACGAGCCGGAGCAATAGCATCGCGAATCGACGCAGCGGCGGTTTTGCGAGAGCGCGCCCGGTTCGACGTGGACGGCGAATGACGCGGAGCCATATTCCCAGTTCGAGTGCCGGTGGCTGAATCAACCGGAGTAGCCGCATGCGGAAGATACGAAGAGGACCGCGTAACCTCAGAGACCGCCATGCGCGAGGCCGATGAATGATACGCATCCAGATCCCGAGCGCCAGCGCTGGCGGCTGCACGAGCCGGAGCAGGTGCATTTTCAGGATGCGCAATGGTCCTCGGAGCCGCATAGGGCTCCAGCGCCGGGTACGATGTATCACTCGCAACGGCGGCGGGAGCTTTGCAGACGGCGGCTGTACGAGTCGAAGAAGACGTAGTGAGTATCGTCGGAGTGGGCCTCGAAGCCTCAGCGGTCTCCAGCGACGCGGCTTAAGTACGGTCTTGAGCAAAAGGCTAAGCTGCGCGAGACTCGGCGGTGCGCCGAGAACGAGTTTCCGATACGACGCGCGCAGCGGCCCACGCAGCTTCAGTGCCTTCCACGTACGCTGTCGTTTGAGAACCTTGAGCCAGACTCCGAGCGCGGCGGCTGGAGGCTGGATGAAAGCTCTCAGGCGTAGCAGTGGAGCGCGGCGCTTGAACGCGACCGGGAATCGCTGCACGAAACGACGGGGCCGTTTTACGAGACGGAGCCACGGCGCGAGGCTTGCTACAGGCGGCTGCACGAGACGGAACAACCGCATTGAGAAACGACGCAATGGACCACGCAGTCTTAGAGGCCGCCACTGCCGAGTCTTGTGAACGGCCCGAAGCCACATTCCCAGTTCGAGCGCTGGAGGCTGTATGAGTTTCAGCAGATGCATGCGGAAGACACGGAGCGGTCCGCGCAGCCTCAATGGCTTCCACGAGCGCGCGTGATGGACGACGTGCATCCACTGCCCAAGTGTGGCAACTGGCGGCTGAATCAATCGCAAGAACCGCATGCGGAAGACACGGAGAGGACCACGTAGTCTGAGCGGACGCCACTTATACGTACGGTGGACGATCTTGAGCTTGATCCCCAGCGCAGATACCGGCGGCTGAACCTTGCCGAGTAACCGCATCGAGTATCGGCGCAACGGCCCTCGAAGCTTCAACGGGCTCCAACGTCGAGATCGATGAACTACTCTCATCCACTGGCCTAGAGCAGATACCGGTGGCTGTACGCGCCGGAGCAACCGCATGCGGAAGACGCGCAGGGGTCGTCCCGTGATGGCACGTCCGACTTTGCGCGGTCGACGCACTACGCGGAGCCATATTCCCAGTTCGAGTGCCGGTGGCTGAATCAACCGGAGTAGCCGCATCCTGAAAACGCGCAGCGGGCCTCTGATTCGTTTTGGAGCCCATCGGTAAGTATCGTGGATAACCTTGAGCTTGATGCCGAGAGCCGCTGCGGGTGGTTGCACCAAGCGTGTCAGGCGTGTGCGGTAAACGCGCAGCGGGCCGCGCAAGGTCTTGGGCTTCCACTTATACGTATCGTGTACGATCTTGAGTTTGATCCCCAGAGCAGATGCCGGAGGTTGTATCAACTGATACAGCTTGCGCTTCTGTATTGGTCTGCGTGCCGGTGGTCTATTGACTCCTCGTCGCAGTCTGGCCTTGGCCCGAAAGATCAAAGCCGGAGGAAGGCCAATGATCGAAACTGCCGGACTGATGAAATAAAACAGCAAGCTCAAGGTCGCCAGATTGACGAGCGGGAATGGCGGAACGAAAAATCTGGACCGTACAAGCGGTGGCTGCGGTTTGAATGCCTTCGGGAATCTCGGTTTCCAACGCCGGACGTCGTGTACGATTCGAAGCAACGGAGCCAGAGCGGCGGCAGACGGCTGCGCGGTTCGAAGAAGAAGACGCATCGAGTATCGACGGAGCGGCCCGCGCAAAGTCTTCGGTGTCCACTTATAGGTATCGTGGATGACCTTGAATTTGAACCCGGTCGGTCTAGATATGAGACGGCTCCGGAACGATACGACGGTCTTGGCTAGAACAAAACGAGTGATGACGCCCACAGAAGGTCGCGACATGAATACAGGCGGCGACATCAATTTATATAGTCGGCTCGGTGACAGGCGCAGCGGCCCGGGAAGGCTCTTCGGTCTCCAGCGTCGAACGTCGTGAACTATGCGAAGCCAGATACCCAGAGCCGACGCTGGTGGCTGTGCGATCCTCGTGAGTTTACGGATCAGGAAAATACGCAGCGGACCTCGGAGTTTGAGCGGGCTCCAGCGCCTGACGTCGTGTACCACCTTGAGCGGCGGCGGAAGCTCTGCGGCTGGTGGTTGAACCTTCCGGAGTAGATTAAGCGAAAAGCGCCGGAGCGGACCGCGCAAGGTCTTGGGCTTCCAACGCCGAACATCGTGAATGACACGTATCCAGATACCGAGCTTCGCAGCCGGTGGCTGAATCAGCCGGTAAATCGCGCGCTGCCTCAGTCGCGTAACCTTTACCACGCGCCGGATAGCAGGACCGCGTTTATGCAACAATTTCGGATTGATAGAGACCGGCGCTTGTTGCAGGATCGTTTTGTCTCGAATCTGAAAGATCGGAAGCTTTATCGGAGCGATCCGTTTACGCGCCGAGATCGGTTTCTTCCTAAGAATATGCGGAGGTACCCCGGATGGTGCTGGCTTACTAGCCAGCTTGACGAACATGCTCGGACGCACCAACGGGGCTGGCGGTACGATTGTTGTTCCACCAGCCGCAACAGTCGAGGGAGTTGTCGCCACGTATATATCTACGGCATAAGCTATCGCAGGACCGATCCCGGTAGTGCTGCTGCCTGCAGTCTGGCTCGCGGGTGTTGTGCCCGCCGTAGGTATGTAGACGTCAGCATCATAAGATTCCCACAGGGTGGTATCCAGCGTCCCATCGCTCATGCTGGGCAGAGTATCGAAGCTGGTGCTGGTATGACTGGACCAGAAGCCTACATACATCTCTCCATCCATTATGGTAGGAGTAGGAGAGGGTATAGTTAAAGTCTGGATTGAATTGCCGGTCGTACCTACCGCATTTCCTGCCTCAAGCTCGATCTGGCTTCCGTCCCACGCCCGGTAAACCCGCATGACAATTTTCGGATACTGGAGTTGGGTACTACCGAAAGTAAAGCTGGTTGTACCACTGTAGTACCCGTAGAACATCGCGCCTGAGCCTCCAGCGGTCCCGGTTATAACTCCTCCATATCTGCTAAAGCCCGTAGGTGCCGGGCACATGTTTGCGGCTGTTTCATCAGCCGAAGATACATACACCAGCATCAGATCATTGGTCGCCATCCCAGCCGGGGTGGTGATGCCGACACTGGTGTTGGCCGCATTGTTGGTGTTCTGACTGCGGCCTATGAAGGTTATATCTGCCATGCTACTTTAGATGTTCCACTTGATCGGCGGCCTTGGCAGATTGAAATTGCGCGGAACTTGAATGCGATTACGCCGGTTGCGCAGTAATCCCAGCGGCATTCCAATCGCCGCCGGTATCAGTGTAGCGCCGAAACCTAAGAGCCCGTTGGTGACACTGTAATTGACCGACTCTGCACCCGGAGTAGATCCAGCCGAACCCATATTCTTGTCACCGTCCCAGCGAGTCCATTGTTGTTTACCAGTGAACACATTGGAACAGTCAGTTGGGTTAGAGTTGAGCGTGTTAGGTGCAGCCTCACCGCCGATGGCGAACGCAACTACATACCACTCATTGGCTACCGCAGTAGCACTCAGCGCTGGAACAGTACAGCCGAGAGTGATCTGACTCGAATTTCCGTTCTGACCGCTGTTGTACTTGTCGATCGGACTAGACTGCACTACACCACTATAGGCGCGCATGATGATCTCGGGATAGCCGCAATTACCAATCGCGTATGGCCCGGGATTGGTAACAGAGTTATAGTACGTATAGAACATTCCGAACCAGTAATTTATAGAAGTAGAATTGATCCAGCTACCAATCTGGGTGAATGAGCCCGGCACCGTCGGGGTATGCGAAAGATCATATGCCGACGATACCCACGCCAGCAGCAGATCTCCATTCTTGAGGCCAGACACCGAGCAAGACGCACTGACCGGGCCACTGTTATTATTGTTGGCCTGAAAACGGTTGACGTACGAGATGATGCTCATAAACAAAAGCCCAGCCCAACTCCAAGGTCAGGCTGGGCTCTACCCGTTTGCTTTCCTATTCCTTTCTCTAAAGCGAAATTACCTTCCAGTCGTAGTTGCGTCCGACCCCGGTTAGCTGCTTGAGCGTAAACCGCCACTCCTGATCGGATGGCAGCGGCAGACTTACCTGAAATAAGCCCCCGTTGGCGCTCTGGGCTCCGCTGAAAGCCATGTAGTAGGCGACATTGAGCGCGCTCGTGCTGAGCACTTTGCTATAGATCCGCAGTTCAAGCATGTCACCTGCGGCCATGTTGCTGAGATCGGCATATGCGACGAACGTCTTGAAATTCGTATTATCGTGAAGCGTATGCTCCGTGCCGATAACCGCCGTCTGCGTCCCTGATGCTTCGAGCGTCACTTGATTGCCTTCAACGCGAACTCCAGAGTCTCGCCGCCATTGGCCTTGTCATTCAGATAACGCGTCTCGAAATCCGCCTTATAGTAAAATCTGAAATCACTCATCGGCGTGATCCCAATCTGCTTTTCGTACTCGGCCTGCGACAGGAATACCAGCGTGCCAGCATTGATGACGCGCTTGTGGCTCGGGTCGCCCCACGTCCATATCGAACTCCACGCCGGGGTGGTCGCGAGGAGATAGCCACCCGGCTTGAGAATGCGCCACAACTCGGTGAACTGGTCGAAGAAAAATCTCCAGTCTCCCTGCTGACCTGTATGTTCAAGAACTTCATACGCATGGATCTCGTCGAACTCATTGTCCTTGAACGGATACGGAAACTCCTCAAGGTTTAATAACACGTCCGGGTGACACAGCGGGTTCTGGTCCGCCGTCACCATTTCCGCCCACAACTCGAAGCCCGGGAGCTTCAGCAGCTTGTCCCTCCGATGCCCGCATCCGAGTAACAGTTCCCTGCGCGAGGTATTCTTCGACTCCAATGGCCTGCTCCTTATGATGCTTAACAGCCACGCCGCGATGCCCCCAGACTTCGATCTTCTTGGGTGGCAAATTCGACCAACGCTCATAGCCCGGATAACATCTCCGGTTACAGCGTAGAAAAAACGTCAGGTCTTCGCCGAAACGCTCAATCTTTCCATCGACTGTCCACGGATCCCGTCCGAACCAGCGCCAGTTGTGATCCACTTCAGGGAATTCACGAAACACTGACATGTGCATGACACAGATTCCCATGCCAGCGCCGTCAATTCGCTGCAGCGGTCGACCGTCCAACTTGTCTACGATCGTGAATTCATCTATCTCGTTGAATTCATACCACTGCGGCCACCACTTATCGGACCAACCGGGCTTCCCGAAGTACAGTCCGGCAACGATTCGGTGATCGGTGTCATTCGCCGCATATAACAGCGAATAAATATCCACGGGCTTGAACTCGATATCTGTGTCAACCCACACAAGGTACTCGACACGCGGTCTCGCCATCGCCATGTCGACTACTTTGTTCCGATTGTCCTCGTGGAACGGCCCGGTTGCACTGCCTAATGAATTCAGCAGCTTGAGGTTTTGCGCGTCCATATCGCGCAATTCGTGCAGGCACTCGTTGAACTTGTTGAGATTGTGCCCGCCGGTAATGTAGCCGAACAGCACGCTGCCCGGCTTTACGTGTTCAAGCACGGGATTAATCCTCGTCGTCTTCGACCTTGATCATCACCGGGCCGCCTTGGCCGTGTTGCGGACACTCGAACCAGTGCGTCTTCTTGGTACTGGCTTTGAGCTTGTCGTTCAGGTTCTTGATCATGACCTCATGATCGCCGCCGCACGCCTCGCAACCGTTGACCACGGTACGATTCTCGGAATCGATCGTTCCTACGTTCACGACGGCTCCTTGCCACTCGACGGTCGGGCAGATGCCGCCGCCCTGAATAGTGGGCTTCGATTATGGTTGAGTGTCGGAGAATCGGGAATCAATACTTCGTCGCCGTTTCCCGAATCTTCTTCCTCGAAAGGGCTCCAGATGAACCAGCCAACGAAGAGCCCAAACCCAAACAAGACCAGATCTTTAAGAACCCACCACATAAATCTTCGGCTCCGGTTTAGGCACTACTCGAATGGCTTCGCGTATTCCCAGCCTACATCGATCGCATAGCCAGCCCACGGCCTTCAGCTTGAACTGCCTCTGCTGCTCCGGCTGCTTCAAAAACTCCATCCACTTGTTAAGAGTCCAGACCGACGTCTGTTCCCATTCGAGTGGGATAGTCTTAAACGCGCCACATCTGACGCAGTAAAAGTGCAGCAGCTTGCAGCCGCGACACCGCCAGCGTTGCTCGCCGTTGGGAGGGCCTAGATGGCAGCGTTCGTTGTACCAGCCTGACGTCTTTTCCATCTAGGCCGCTCCCTCACGCACGCAGCGTGATTAGACGCTGGTCGCGTAGATGCCGTCGTACCAGACGTTGATGTTGGCGGTCGTCGATCCGAAGGTCACGCCAGTCGCGTTCGTGACCACCGGGCCCCACTTCGGGGTCAGGTTGCCGCCGAGCGCAGCCGCGACCGAGCCAAAGTTGGCGACCACGGAACCGGTCGTGGTGATCGACGCCGGGCAAGTGATCTTGCCGAGCAGAATGAGATCGGTACCGGCGTGCTGCTGACCCATCACCTCGCCGCCGAACTTGTCGATCTGCGGAATGGTGATCGCGGCATCCGCGCCAGTCGCCGGATACGCATAGTTGGTCAATAGTGCGGTGTCGAGTGTGACCCAAATGTCGCCCTGCGGCGTCGCCTGAAACTGGATCTGGAACATGAGCGCCGCATCCAGATACAGGTTTGAAGTGTTGTCCACTACCGTCGATTCGCGCGAGGCATAGGATGCCAAGCTGACGAGTGAACAGGTGATTGCTGTCGTACCCCCTAACGCCTGCTTAATGTTTGCGATGGTAGTCTCCTCCGTTCATTTGGAGACCGCCCATCCATTTAGTGGTCGTGTCTACGTTTCCTTGCTCTTCCAGCTAAGCACGCATCAAGCCAATCCTAATGCATGTTTCACCTGTTGCTTACGCACTCCAGTTAGGAGCGAATATAGTGTCATCATCACACCACGCGCTCGCGCACCGTATACGCCCCAAAGCCATACCGGCTTACATTTATCACTGAGCTTGCAATTATTGAAGCTCTGCTTAACCGTACCTCCGAACAATCGCTGAAGACGTAGAATCGGCTCTGGGTTCACCTGATTCGCTTGTATAGACTGCGTCTTTATACGCGTCTTATCTTTTGGAAAATAATCCCGGTAAAAACAACCTTCACCCTCAATAAAACCAGCAGCCCATTCCAGATCTCTAGCCGACGGTGAAACCGTTGCTTTCGGCGTCGTTCGCCATTCAATCCCGCTTCGCGGTGTATGTCTAAGCGCGACAGCCATCTTCGCTTAACCCTATAGCACTAAGCTCCTTGCGTAGCCATCCCACTCTGGCAGGGGTCGCCCCGTGAGGCTTTTACGCCTGTGTACCCCCGACAGTCGGGTGTTGTTTTACGGACGGCCCCCACTTAAGTGGGCCTCCGTTCGGTTCCTGCCTATTCTCCGCGAGCTTCTGCTGGAGCTTGTCCATCGGTACAATGTCCATGCGTCCGAAGTAGCGTGGATCGTCGTAGTGCGCGAGATATATTCTCTTCGCCTCTTCCGGCGATCGCGCTCCGAGCATGACCTTGTCTTCGTCGTAGTGTTCAAACGTCGGAGCTTTCATCTGCCGGATGATGTAGGCATAGGGCGCGTCCTTGTGCGGGCCGACGAAGCAGTCAACTGAGTCTCCGTCGACAGCCTCGGTGCGCTGGAAGTAGCCGTACGGCCAGAGCATCTTGTTCGCGCCTTTCTTGCCCGTGTGCGGGTCGTACCACTTCCGATAGGAGCCCGCCGGGTTCTCAATCGAGATCGGGATGCCCTGAAAGTGCTCGGTATACTTCACCGGGCCATCGTGCTTTAGAACTAAATCCACCTCACGGGGCGACCCCTGCCAGCTTTTGCTCACACCAGCCCACTGCTTCAGCGGCTTATATGTACCGTCACCGGTCTCGACCTCGATATGCTCGGGCCGGATGGTGTGCTTTACGTAGTGATCTCCGGTGCCCTTCTCGCGCTTGAAGTCCGCGTGGCTGGAGTGAACACGCAACACCACCGGCTTCCCGCCCTCAGGATGGAACGCGCCAACTTGATTGCGGTCATGATGGAAGTACGATCGCTTCTCGGTCTCGCCGTCCGGCCACGAACTCTGATCTGTTCCATGCCAAGGCCGATGCGGCCTCAGCTTATCGTGCGCGATGTCGTGGGCATTCCATTCATGAGTCGCGTGGTAGAAGTAGCCGCCTTCCGCAGACTTGATCAGGACTGTCGGCGTCTCACCGTACGCACGCAGGTGCTCCGGCATCTTCTTAGGCTTTGCATTAGGATGCGCTCGTTGTTCGTCGGCAAGTTGCTCACTTGTCGCGGCTCCCGGTGAAATGTAGGGATCTTTAGTGGCTGGCTTGTTGGTCTGTCCGACAGCATGGCGCGCGGCGGCTCTAGAATAATAGTTACCGTCGTGGCCGACGAAACCATCGTCGAGGTGGTGACTACGCTTATGCTCTTCAGACATCCGGTCGAAGATATCACCATGAGTTTCCCCGGGCTTTCCCTCGTATACGTGGCCTTCAACATTGAGCGCTGGAGCGCGGAAGAAATGATGCAGCGCCTTGACTAAAGGCGTCGCTGATCTGATAACCACCGCGTTCATCGAGCGCATCAATTCCCTGAACTTAGCCATACCCTCTGCGCGGCGCTTCTCTCCAGCCGCTTGCCGTTCCCGTTGTTCGGCGACGACGCTACTCCGTGCTCTTCTAAGCGTGTGGTTGGCAAAGATTACTTTGTCGGATTCGCGCGGCTTACCGTTCTCACGCTCATGATGCATGATCGCGTGATGCATGAAACGCTCAGGATAGAACTCATTGTCGTGACCGCGATAACCGACACTTAACTCTTCGTGCGGCTTGACCGTATGCGCTATCCGGCTGAGAATCGGCTCGTGAAACGTCTCATGCGGCTGCGCATCGTGGATCTTGTCGCCGACCTTGATCGCCTTGTTCTTCCAATATGGTCCTTTACCGGCTGCGCCGAGACGCGCCATGCGGACCATCTCATCGGGAGTGCGATCACTTTTGAGGACTAAGAGGTCCACTTAGTATCCCGACGCCCACTGGAAGTGTTCCGGGTCTTTCCTCGACATAAAGTCGCCGCCCCAGAACCAGCCGAAGCTCTTGAAGATTTTCGCGACCTCAGCCATCTCGGGTTCCGGTTGATTGTCGCCCATCGGGTCTTCTTTCACTCGGAAGTCTAAGGCCGCGCCGAATGCGTGCATCGAGAGGTGATCCGCCGCACCGCGAATCGCGCGGTCCATGTAGCAGCCACCATAGTCCTGCGACAAGAATGGTGCATATCCCTCCGACAGCACAGCATGCAGCGCTGCGAGAAGAGGGTCGACGATTTTCTTGTGACAGGTAGCGTGCGTAACTTGTATATCGGCCCACGATAGATGCAAAGCGAACGGCAGCGGCAGCGTCACTAGGTTCGTGGCTCTCCATGACGGTAATACCATACCGTCGGGCCCACGCGTAGGCAGCGTGTAGTAAGCTACAATCTCATTCCAGCCGACTGGCGCGGTTTCTATCATCACCAACCCAACGGTTCAAAACGATCTCTGCGGCTCTCGATAAACTCAGTCATGCCACGCCGGATTACTTCGGGTTCAATTTCGAGGAGGTAACAGCACCCGAGCATCGTAAATGCACCTTCGCGGCGGCTGAATATCCAATAAAGATCCGAGATGACCTGTCGCGGTTTGACCTTCGCTCCATTACCATGCTTCACGATAACGGTGACAGCATCTTCGAGAACAGCCAGTGCAAGCTTGTGTATTCCTTCTTTGGCTCTCGATTGACGGTGTTCATCCGCCCACTGAGAAGGCATTATGACATCGGGCCTGAATAACTCTTCCAATTCCGACCCCTCCATGCTGAAATCTCCCAGTTCCATCTATTTCTTAGCGCGCTTCCGTCCTTTGGCGCTGAACTTTCCCATTTTAGAAGCTCCGTACTTCTTCCGTCCGATCCATCCGGCGAGAGCCCCCGGATTGGTTACACCCTTACGGTGCGCGAGCTTGCCCTTGAGCTTGGCAAACCGGCCACCACCGCCGGGCTTCATCGACTTGGCCTTGATGATGAAGTCAATGATCCCATCACCGAGGGACCGAGTCATGACAAGTCCCTTACCGCCGCAGTGTGTACAGTTTGGAACCTTCGCTGACATACTACCGCCCTGACCACCGGAACCCTTGCAGTGCGGGCAGGTACCCATCCCCAACCTGCGCATGTGCGCTCCCTGCACCGCTGCTTTATCTGTCCTGCGCAGTGCGCCGCCAATCTTGCCGACTACATCACCTAATACACCCTTCTGGATATCGACATAATCTAAGATTCCGAGGCTCTTCTTGTGTCCGGCTTTGCGTGCCTGATTGAGCGCGATCGCGATCGCCTGCTTTTGATCGGTGACTACCCGCCCATGCTTTGAGCCCGAACGCAGCCGTCCTTCGCCCCATTCGTGCATCGTGCGCTCAACCTTGGCCTTGCCCTTCTTCGAGCGCCACGGTTTCGAGCGCGCCTTCTCGATGTAATCCAGAATACCCATGGACTCTGCCTCACTCTTGATTTGCCGATACTCTTTGGTCTTCCGAATATGCTTGTTGAAGTGTTCCCCGATGCTCGGCGCACTCATCAATGCCTTGTGTTCGCCGGGCGAGACGTCGTCGTATTCGTAGACCGCGCCCTTGTAGTGAAAGCCGACGTGCAGTTTCTTTGAAGCTGGGTCGTAGCCGACGTCCTTGAGGTTGCTGCTGTCGACCGGCGTACGCTTTATCGACTTAGTTATTCCACCCCAAGGAATCAATGGTGATTCTTGCGGCTTTCCAGTCCAAGGATGCTTTCCATCCATGGATGTGACTTTCGGTTTCTTGGGCTTTTTCGCTGAAGCCACCGCCATACTAGGCATGGTCGGCATACCCATCCCGGCTTTTGCCAAGTCAGCAAATTCGCGAATGCCTCGCGCCATCCCGACGCCCTGTGAGATCCGCGTCGTGATAGTCTGCACTGTTTTGGGCTTCCTCGGCTTCTTCGCTGCCAATGGCGACGGGGAAGTCACGCTGGGCATGGTCGGCATACCCATCCCGGCCTTTTTCATCTTCTTTTTCTTTTTCTTCTTGCCGACAGTCGCCGTAAAGAAGCCCGAGCCGTCCGGCAGCACACCGCAACCTTTTACCAAGTCAATATAATCGCGGATACCTTTGCCCATGCGTGCGTCGAGCTTGGACTGCGTCGCACGTTCTTTGCCAGCACAGTCTTTGCACATGCCGACCGATTCTTCGTGCGGTTCCAACTCGCGTCCGCAGCCGGGACACCCCATGGTGTCTTCCGGGTGCCGACCACCCTTGGGGGATGGAGCGCCGTGGAATTCCAAGCCTTCCTTGCGCTCCATCCCGCGATAGCCGACGTTTATATTCCGCTTCATGGCTCAGCTTTTCCTTACGGCGTAGGGGTTGCTGACGGAGACGCAGTCGGCGATGGTGATGGACTTGGCGACGCAGTCGGCGACGGACTCGGAGATGGAGATGCAGTTGGAGACGGTGACGGAGTCGGCAACGCCTTGTCGATCGCCGTGAGATCGGCTCTGAGGATGGTAATCAGATCCCGCCAGTTGTCCGAAGGCGAATTGTAATTGAACGACGGAAGCGCCAGTTGCCAATTAGGCGTCACATCAGCCGCTTCCAGTACGCGTGCATGCTGGCGATTGAAGTAGGACCAAAAGCCTATAGCCAGCACGGCGATTGCGATAACAGCCCCAATTGCTTTCTTCATCTCATACTCCTTGGCAGGGGTCACCCCGTGAGGTTTAGCTCAGTGCGGATGCCGGACCCATGCGACGGCCATAAATGGCCAGTGTGATTACGCCGGGGCCAGTGCAGTCGGAAGCCGTACACTGGACCTGAATCTTCTTGCCCTTCTCCAACACGAACGGCTTCATCGCGGCTACGCCTGCGCTGGTTCCCAGCACGTTGACGTTCGCGCCGAGGCCGGAGATCGCCTGTGAGAGAAAGATGCCGGTCACGCCGTTGGCGTTATTGTTCAGAAGCTCGAAGTTCGTGCCCCCGGCGAGACCGACGCTATCGGTCTCCATCACGATCTGCTCGATGAGCATATCATCGCTGGCCGTGGTGACGTCGGTCGGCGTCGCAGCCTTGATCGTGCTCGATACGATCGTCTTCTTCACTGCGTACGGAGCACCCTGAGAGTAAATGGTATCCAATATGCCCATAGCTGCGTTCACTCCATTGGCAAGCGCTTGCCAGTTGTCAGGGAGGCTGCCCGACAGTTCAACATTGTCGATCGTCGGCAATCCCAGATTCGCTGTCTGTCCCATCACTCACTCCTTGCTTTGTTAAAGACCTGCCCCTCTATCGGGATTGCTTAGTCGTATTTATGGATTCGTACCGGTCGCGGCTTGCGGAGACGAACTACCTTTGAGCGCTCCCACCGCCGCGTGGTACTTGCAGCCGGGGCAGAACTTCGCACCACCAGATTGATGATGAAGCGTGCGCTCCTGATGAAACTGCGAAACCAAATGTGGTGGGCCTTCCACGTGGATGACGTGAGTACCCTTGCGCTCGCGCTCGGCGACGGCGTGCATATCTGCGGGACTCTTCGGATAGACCTTTTCACTTTGATGCTGGCCTCCCTTGACGCCGCCGTACATATGGACGGTGAGACCCTTCGCGCTTGCATTCGGTGAAGACTTCGGCGTCGGCATCTTGGTCTTGCCGCCCATCATCCTGCCGCCGAACTGGGCGACCTTTCTGCCTGCGGTTTGCAGCATTCCGCCGACCGCGCTCTTCAATCCCTTCTCGACTTCCAACGGTTGACCGTCGTTCTGGCACACCGGGCAGATGCGATAGCCCTTCTGCAAGCCCTCGGGGCCTCTCCACAAAACGAAGATTGCGCCCGTCTGGTGGCATGCCGTACACGCGCTCTTGCTAACCGGACCACCGGCTCGCAGACTCTTGCGCATCGGGCCGCCCGGTGGTTTCGCCAGCCGAGGCTTCTTCAGCCGAAGCGCGGAACCGTACTGACGGAAAGCGAGGGCACGCTGCTGCTTCTTCGCATCAGATAGCGGTCGTACTGTCTTACTTCCCTTCTTCGCTTTGGAGATCAGCCAGATGCCTTCATCACCGAAGTTCTCGCCGATCGCCGCGAGGCTTCGATGTACCGCGCTCATTGGGCCGACCGGCGTCATATCCGGGCGCTGGCCGACTATCCATGGGCCGTGATGTATGCGGCGCAGCGTGGTGAATAGCTCGTGCTTGCCGATTCCCTGATAGAGCGCGCCATCAGGGCCGTGCAGGTTGAACGCTTGCATGGTCGGACGCGCAGTCATCGACACACCCCAGCCGTCGGGCCGCGTCCATTCGCCGGTCGGACCCTTGCCGAGCCCGGCTGCTGCGCCCATGTCTTCTTCAGGCCGGTCCTCGGCGTAGCCGAATAGCGCCGCGATCCATTCCATCGTGCGGCCTTCACCAGCCTTGCTGATATCCATAATTCCTCCGAAGCTCTTGTCTTCCTCACCGCTCTCGCCGCCGCGCACGTCGCCACAGGTTTGACACACACGCGCGAAGTCCGGCTTGCGCTCTTTGTGTAACGTAGTCTTGCCGCAGTTGGTGCAGTGCTCCTTCATGGTGAGATATCGCTTGGGCTCTATCTCCGGCTCACTCGCCTCTCTATCCAGCGTGCGCCAGTCGGCTTTTAGCACCAGCGATTTCTGCGCGCTGGTAAGCGCTTCGCGATGGACCCGGCTGAGATGAGCTTCGAGTCCCTCACCGCCGGTACCGTGTCCGATCTCTTTCAAGCCACCGCCACCGCGCTCGAAGTGCCGCCACGAGCCCGTCTTCTCGCCGGTCGCTATGTCGTGGACGTGCTTGATCTTGGCAATGTGCCCGGTCTCCGGGTGCTCGAACGTATGCACAGTGACCGCCTTGCCACCCTTGTGGTGCTCGGAGATATGCTTGAGCCCGTAACCCTTCTCTTCGAGCGGGAACTTGTGTTCGCCACCGAACTCCCCGAACATCCGTTCGCCGTACGCTTTATTCGTCAGATGCTGCTGTCCGAGCATATGCACAGGCTCCATATCTTCCAGAAAGTAATCGGCAGTAGTACCGTTGTCCCACTGGACTTTGCAGTACATCTTGGAACTGCCTTCCTCGGGAAAGATAGCTTTGACGGTACCGGTATCACCGTGATGGTCTTTCTCCATCACGCGTGTGCCGACCCTAATCTCTTCCATCTCGCTTTTCCGCATCTTGCCCCTGCCTGAATACATCGACATCACGGCGCGATAGAAGTGCGTCCCTGTGAGCCCCGGGTTCTGCTCACGCACCTTGCGCTTGGTGAGTGCCCAGCCGCCTTTCTCTTTTGGTCTACCTGCTTTCACTTTGGATGTATATAGAGATCAGAAAGTGGTACCGAATGACCGCCCCAAATCAATCCAATGGTGGCTCCGATAAATCCCGCCAATAGAATCAGCATCGCCGCGCCGCCCATCCATTTGCTTTGCCATTTCTCAATAGAGGCTATACGCGCCGAGTTGACTGCGATCACCGCCAAAATCCGATTCTCCGTTTGAGTCAGTTTTTCTTCGACCGCAGAGTGCCGATGCTCGTATTCCTCCTTGCGCATATACTCAAGCCGTTCATTGCTGATCTGCGCCCGGAACTCGTTCATCTCTTCTAAGCGTCTATGTAGCTCAGTTTCAGTACGTTCAGCGTCCCGCTGGTTGTCTTTGAACCGTTGATCGATCCGCTTCTCAAGTTCTCTAACCAGTATCGCGCATTCTGGGCATGGCTTTCTGTCATCGTCCACCTTGCTTAGCCCTCACTTTTGCCTGCGAAGGAGCCCGTTGCTTTACCGCAGTGAGCAGCGAACTCAATCGGCCCCACAGGCCGCGAGTCATCTGCTTCTTTCCATCCTTGTTGGTCGACGGTCTCTTCTTGGGTTTCGGTGGCGGCTCGATTACTTCAAGCTCGTGCCAGAATACGTTCTGGGCTTCCCCTTCGGGCGTGATGATCCTTACGCCTTTGTCGCCGAAGTCGTCGATGATTCCTTCGCCTTCGACCTCATCGTCGCTATCAGGCCGAAGCCTAAACGTAACTGCCCGTCCGACGGCAATATGCTCGGGGCCGAGGTGGTCGATGTGTTGGAGTATTTCAGCGTCGGCGAAAGTAGCTTCTCCACGCTCGATGTGTCCATCTTTGTACTCGTGCCAGTGTGGGTCTTCACTCACGGGGCGACCCCTGCCACCTTGTCCCAGCTTCGCAAGCTGGTTGAAGTGCAGGGCCGCTGCGCCCGACAGTGAAGTTCCGTCCTTTGGTGCTCCTACTCCTCCCAGATAACCGAACTTACTCTGCGCTCCGCTCGCGCCAGCCGGGCGCTTTCCGACTTTCTTGTTCGAAACGATATGGCTGACTACGCCTTCCGCTCTCCCGGTAGGCTTTCCGGGTCGCCGCCCGGAGCCAAAGGTGACTTTGGCCTTCTTTCCCTTAGTCCGAATCATCGTCTGTCAACCAGTCCCACACCGCAGTCACGATCAATGATATCCCGGCTACTATTAGAAACTCGACCACCATCATGGCAGGGGTCACCCCGTGAGGCTCTTTTAAGGGGAAGCCGCGCATTCGTCTTTCTGTGTCTCCGTCTTTGCCATATGCATGCACATTAGCCGTAGTAACGCGGCGTCATGTTCCGCCTCTTTGGTTCTCTTCGCGTCTTCGGCTACGCGCTGTGCAACCAGTTGCGCGATTTGCGCATCACGTTTCAAGCTGCTCTCATGCATTTCCTTGGTTAGTGCGTCGATCGCTTCCCTGTTTTGTTCCATCGTCGTCAGCATTGGCGAACGCGCGTAGCCAAGCGCGACGGCGATGACCAGCACGATGAGCGCGAGAGCGACAGTGGCCCAGATACCATATTTCTGCGATAGATATAGAGCCCCTTGAACAAGACTGCGTGGCTCTGTTTCGGGTTCACGCTTCCGTCTCATCGTTGTTCTTGTTCGTTTCGTAGCTCTTCGTACGCGTCGAACGCCTTCATCCAGACCTTATGCTCCTTGCCGTCAGAGTGTGTATAAATAAACAACACCCTCTCGTTCGTATACTCATGACGAACAGCGTCTGCGGCCTTGTGACATTCTTGGCAAGTTGTCATTTCGATACCTCGACTTTGACCATCCCGCCAGTCTGTTGCGCTTGTACCACCTTCTTCACGAGTTCGTTTGGAGTCCCATCCGGATTAAAAGCTATGGAGCCCGGCGAATGCTGCAAAGATGCGAATAGATAGACACCCCCGGCGATGATAGCGATCTTCCAGCATTCCCAACTGAATTCGTTCTTCTCACCGAAGCATGCAAACGCTGAGCCGCCGATGGCCACGAGCGTAGCCATCACGACGTGGAAGAGCCACGACTGTTGAATCACTCGCATCCACGGAGGCAGTGTCACGGCAAATACCTCACGGGCCGCCCAACTGGGCCCACGTTTGGAGATTGGCAGTAAGCGCAGTGGTGATCTGCGCATCTGTCATGGTGCAACCCGGTGCTGCAGCCGCAGCCATCTGCACCTTGCCTGATGCAATGGTCGGCGTCTTCTCCAGCGAGTTGTATATCGCGATGAACTCGCCTGCGAGCAGCACCGCTTGAGCCAGCAATTGAGCATACTGCTGGATCGTGATGCCAGAACCGCCTGAGTCATTGACCGCGATCAGACTCGACTGGATCAGGCCCTGAGTGGAATACCACGCTCCATAGGCCGCTGCGGCCTTGGCCATCTCGCTCGCCGGTATGGTGGCTTTGAGACTGATCAGAGTGACAGCAGCAGCTTCGATCACGGTCTGCTGCGTCTGTACTACCGACACGGCAGAGCAGATGTCGAAGGTGTTGTTTGCCGTCGAGCAGGCGGCAAAGAGCAAGGCGAGAATCAAAGCAAACTTCGGTACTAATTTTGATCGCATAAAGATCTCCTTTTTACTTTTCAATCAGTTCGACCCGGTCATTGAGCGCGCGACCCTGTGGTGTCTTGTTGGTCGCGACGAACGCAGTTTTGCCGTAGCCACTCAGCGTAATGCGTGTGGACGGTACACCATGCGCTTCCAGATACTCCGCGACAGCCTGATCTCGTTGCATGGACAGCGTCATGTCATCGGTTTCCGTACCCATAGCCGACGTATATCCGTTGACTGTTAGTGCGGCGCTCGGGTTGGCCGCCATGCTGGCTACGATCGGATCCAAAACCGCCGAGGCGGTTGGCTTTAGCTGTGTAGAGCCCGGATCGAAGTAGACTGTCGGTACAGTAGGAGTCGGTACGGTCGTCGGAGCGACGGTCGGTACGGGTGTAGGAGTCGGCGGCGGTGTCGGCTGCGATCCGCAGCCAATGAAGAGTAGACCATAAAGCAATACGACGGTGAGGATCGCTGCCAAGACATTGGTTCTATTCTGAAGCTGCTTTCGGTTTGGCACCATTGCGCGATGCTCCCCCCGGTTTTCCCGGTCTAGGCGTCGCGCCCTTATTGGTGCGTGCGAGCACTGTTTTGGTCGCCGCCTGCTTCTGCTCTATCCCCTGCTTTTCTGCGCCGCCTTCGAAGCCTTCGCCACTAGCGCGCATGGCTTCCTGCTGCATCTGCTGTTGAGCTTGGTCCATCATCATCTGGGTCTCGACCTGCTGGAAGAAGAACGGTGAGTTGATAAATTCGCCGCTGACTTTTCCGCCGGTCGCCTCTTCCAGCGTGCTCAGGCCCTCATCGTGCCGCCACTCGTCGACCGTCGAGCCCATCGCGAGCTTCTTGGTCCAGAGGTCGATGCGTTGGACCTCGGTCGGCTGGTCTTCCACGTTCCAGCGCATATGCAGGTCGTCGTACCACGGCCAGATGAGAGACCGGTTGAACCAATCCGACATCGTATCGAGCAGCGAATGGAATCCTTCTTCCTGCGCGAGCGCGATCTGCGCTTCCTGCGTCTCTTCCTGCGCCATCACGCCGGTCGTGCTCGCGCCCATATCGGGAGAGAAGTTCAGGGTCGCCGGGTGCATCCCATAGGCGGCGCACTTGAGACAGATCGCGAGCCGGATAAGCTGCACGAACTGCATATCAGTCATCGTGTCGCGCAGCCGCAGCAGTTCGGCATCGTACTCGGAATTTCCGGTGGGGAGAACGGGGAGCCGGAGATTACCTTGCGGGCCTACCTCCGAATATATCATGTTTTTGAATGCTTGGAGACCAGCAGGGCTGAACTCGCCCTTCAGAATGAGGAAGGCTTCGGGATAGTTCGAGAGGAAGATGTTCTTGTTGTATTGCATGCCCATGATGAGCAGCGTCGTCGAATCGAGCGAGTTCTCCAGCGGCGAGATCCCGAAACCCTGCCGGTTGATCTCGTCACTCGGGTTGACGATGTCGACGTACATCTCATCCGAGCGCCACGCACCGAGCACGCGGCCATCGATCTCCTGAATGTATGCCTTGTCCGTGAGATCAACGCCGAACTTGTTCTTGATGTTGACTACCGCCTGCGAGACGGTCGTCCACTTGTAATCGAGCATGAACTTGAGCAGGACTTTGAACCGGGGCTTGATGTCGTCCGGCGGAAGCAGATGCCACGAGAGCGGCTTCCCGCGCGAATTCCTTTCGACTACGACCAGCGCCTTGCGATCGATGATTAACTCACCCTGAACCGCCTTCATGAGTACGTCGCGGAAGCCGGTCGGATGCGGCTCGGCATTCGGCGTGTTGAGCATGAACTCGACTTCGCGGCAGCGATCCAAGATATCCTTGGTCATCTTGAAGTTCGGGTCTTTGCTCTGCATGTGCGTCACGTACCAGCCTTTCTCGCGGCCCTGTACAGTGACGCGGCGTGCGACGTGCCGAAGCTGGCGCATGCGCGAAGCGACGATCAGGCGATCGAGCAAACTCTTGGCCCAGATCTCACGGAGCAGTCGATGCGTCGGTGTGTCATATGACTTCTCTGCGGATCCCCACTGCGCCGACGTCGTATAGAGCGAGTACATAAGCGAGTAGAGCGCGCCCATCTTGCGGTTGAGCCGCTCTTCCTGCGCGAGCGCAGCAGCTTTATCGAGATTGCCGTTCAGAAGGCCGTTGACGCCTTCCATCACGTCTTTGGGAAGAAAGAGTCCGTTCTTCGCCTGATCGAAGTCAGAGAAGAAACCGCTGGGCAGGCCGCGCGCTTTTTCAAGCTCGGCGTTGCCGAAAAAGCGGTTGCCATCCGGCTGGCGCAGCATCGCGCCATTCAGAGCCGGGTCGCCCGTCGGGTTCGGTAACTCAGCCATTGGCAGGGGTCGCCCCGTGAGGAATTGGATAGCAACGCGCGAACTCGCCGCGATACTTCAACGCGGCTGCGATGTAGGCACGCGCCGCCTCTTCAGGCGTGTTGAAATATCCGAGACTGATGCGTTCTCGATTCACTCTAATTTTCGCTTCCCATCGCCCGGTGGGTTTGTGTAAGGCCACACCGGGATACCCGGACGTGTTGTTCCTTTGCTTCTGTCGGTTGACGGCGTTCTGCTGCGGGTTCGCGCGTCGCAGATTGGATCGCTGGTTGTTCAAGCCATCGCCGTCGATATGATCGCTCAGGACGAGACGCCCGCGACCGAGTCCGAGGATCACGCGGTGCATGACAACCGTCCCATGTCGTGGGTGATGGGCCTGCGCATACCATATGTGGCGGTCTTTGTGCGCGTACCACCGCAAGTACTTGAGGCGTTCGTAGTCTTCGTCGTCGACCAGAGCAACCTTGCCATGGGTGAGTGGAATTTTTCTCATCTCTCCCCTCTTGACACGATAGCACCGTGTTGTTGTATACTGACGATCGCAGGGGTCGTAACCGTGAGGGGCACGCGGCGCTGGACCTAAATGGGGCCCTACAAGGCTCCCGGTCAACCAGCACGGGTGCAACAGTTACGGAGAGGCCAGATGCCATTGGTGTCTGGCCTCTCATTTTTTGATCTCGTCTTTGAGAGGAATTACGCCCGGAAAGACGGTCGCGGACTTGGCATGTTCATCCCGGTAATCGGGCACGTCGCGCCGACCGGAACCACCGCAGACCGGGCAAGCCTGCACCACATGTTGGGAATTCTCGACTACGCAGGTGCCTTTACAGGCCGGACATACGTTCGAGTCCATCGCGCACTTGCTCCTTCGGCTGGGTTTCGCCCTAGCCGAAGGAGTATCAAGTACAGCGTTTTATGGCAATGGCAGGTGTTTTACTTAGGGTCGTGGGCGGTTTCGTGCGACCGGCACTCGCAGCCCGGGCAGCATAGAGGCGGGAACCAGAATATGTCGCAGCAGATACAACGGTTTCGATGTCGCTCGATCGGGCGGCCACAGATAGTGCAAAAGTGTTGCTCATAGGTGCTGGCAGTCGACGCCGGTTCGTCGACTGACGCCGGTTTGTCGGCTGACAGCGAAGACCACCACTGGTAAATGATCGGCACTCCCGCACCTTCTCGAAGCTTACCGCGCGTCGGCGCTGTGGTTCGGAGCGCGCTTGCGTCCGTCGCACATGGCTTCAATTTCATCGATCGTATCGTAGACTTCGTAACCCATCGAACTACCTTCTACGTGAACGATGCGATGATCTCCGGTATCGGTGATGGAGAAGATGCGTTTGTGGCGCAGCGAGACAATTCCCTTCACCTTGGTACCATGAAGCCGGATGAATTTAGATCTCTTCGCCATCAGTCGTCGGCCTTATCGATCGGGATCCATTTCTTTTTGCTCCAGTCCCTTATGAAAACCTCGCCGTCTTCGTTGAGCGCGAAGAGTATGGGCTTGGTGGCGAGAACACTCACAGCACCACCAACCGGCGCTGCAGTCATGATCTGAACTATTTTTGGCGGCATAGCTGTGCAGCGTACACGGTAGCGGCGAGTCTGTCAAGCATCAGAAGAGCAGCATCCGCGAGCGCCCATCGGGATACTTGATGGTGTGCGAGAGCGGATCCCACGTCCAGCCAGCTTGCGGATCAGGCTTCCCGGTCGCGTTGATCGCGTTGGCCAGTTCCGGATTGTAGAGCAGCGCGAGCGCGTCGATCTGGATTCCACCGCCCAAGCTCAGGGGCTCTTCCTTCATCGCGGACAGCGCACCGACAGACGGTACAACCAGATCCTCAAAGAAACCGGACTTGGAGCAGCCGGAGTACGCGAGCGAGAGCGAGAGGACGCAGTCGTCGTTGAAGCCTTCCGGCGCGGAGTAAACGACGTGTCGTGATTTCGTGTATTCATATTGAAACAGTTCAAGCTCGGCGATCAATTCAGGTATATCAGGATAGTGGATGCGTGTCTGCTCTACCGCGATCGCGAGCGCCTCGATGTATTCGTTCTTCGACGTGTTCGAGAAAGTGATCGGCGTCACGCCGAGCCCGAGCGGGTTCAGCATCGTGCGCGCCTGCGAAACCAGAGGGTCGCCGACGCCGGTCGCGTCCATGATGACGTTGGCCCGGTAAGACGCGGCCAGCGCCTTCATGCGGCCTAGCTGGAAGCTCCAGTCGATCTTGTTGAAGCGCTCGAACGCCACCACCTCGCGCGCCGCCTTGTCCATCACGGTCAGCACGGAGAAGTTGGTGTGCTTTGCCGGATCCCAGCCGATGACGTAAGTGTGACCGTTGACGTACGGCAGATTGTGAGTGGGAGAGAAGAACGGCGCAGCTTCATCCCACACGCGGCAGATGCAAGCTTTGATGCCTCGGAAGACACCGGCAGACTCTTCGAGGAATTCGGCAAGCCACTCCTGCCGGAACACGTCGGCGGGAAGCTTGCGCCGGGCATCCTCGATCTCGTCCTCGGGGATGAATGGATTCATCGCGGTCGGGAAGTTGAACGAGGCGTAGTCTTTGTAGAGTTCTTCGCCGCGCAGACCGGCCTGTCCGGCTTGGAACATGTCGAAGAACCAGTTGCGGCCCTTCGGCGTCGAGATGAAGATCACGCGGCCCATGCGGTCGGCGACGGTCGGCCTCAAGATCTCTTCCCAGACTTTCTTCAGGAGCATCGCGCACTCGTCCATGACGAGGAAGTCGATGCCGGGGCCTCTGAGCCTGTCCGGCTCATTACCCACGCTGTGGAATTCGATTATGGAGCCGTTGACGAGAATGAAGCGATCCAGTGACTTCTGGTGCTTCGCGATGAGGCCGGTAGGCACGAGCGCCTTCTCGACCATGGAGTATGCAATCTCGGTCTGCCGGAAGACCGGGGCGACCCACCAGTTCATCGAGCCCGGGCGGTCGATCGCAGCCTTGATGATTTCGTTGGAGCAGGCGAGGGTCTTGCCGAAGCGCCGACCCATGGCCGCCGAGCGAAACCGCGCCGGGCAATTGTGCAGCACCATCTGCGCCCGGTGCGGCGTGTATAAATCCAGAACTATCTCGGGCTGCTTCTCCACACTCCGGTTATATACTGGCAGGGGTCGCCCCGTGAAGAGGCGCGCTCAGGAAGTCCGGTTTTCTCTCAGATTACGGCTCGCTCAGCGTCTTCGGTTTACTTTGCTCGCTCGGCTCGCTTCTAGGACGCGGATTCCTCAGGTTCGACGGCTCACTCGGCTGCGTCGGTTGCCTCTACACTGTCGGCTCGCTCGGTTGTTACTGCCTCCTCTTGCTCGCTCGGCTCGCTCTGAAGGAGCGGATTTCTCTGCGTGAGCGGCTCGCTCTGTTATCCCGGTTTTCTCCCAATAATCGGCTCGCTCGAACCAGACGGTTTTCTCAGCTTCGCCGACTCGCACGTCTGTAGCAGTTTCCTTGGCGCTCACGGCTCGCTCTCGCGGGTTGGTTTTCTTCCTCTTTGCGGCTCGCTCTCCTACATCCGGGTTTCTTCTCTCTAACGGCTCGCTCGTTTCCAGCGGGTTCCTCACACCGAACGGCTCGCTCTCCGCATACGGCTTTCTGTTCTTACGCGGCTCGCTTCTCTGTGCCGGGCTTCCCGCCCATAACGGCTCGCTTCTCTGTAACGGGCTTCTCACACCCATCGGCTCGTTCTTGAAGCTTCGATTTCATCGTCGGCTTCGACTCGCTCGGAAATCGCGGATTGCTCATCCAGTACAGCTACTTGTCGACCACCTTCACGGGCGACCCCTGCCCGTAATAATTGCGCGGGCGTCTGAATAGTTCGAGAAACGGCTTGAGCCAGCCGCGCTTCTCGCGCGCCTTGATTCGTTCCTCGCGCACTTCGATCGCACGCTCGAATATCCACGGCGCACCGCCAGTACGCAAGCCGCGCTCGATCAGTTCCTCAGTGAGGATCGTGCCGGGTACGTACATACCGAACGGAAAGCGGCGCGGCCCCAAGCGCGTGACCTTCGCGAGAGTCTGATAGTGCGGGTGGCGATGGATGCCGTGCTTGCGGCGGCCCCGGTGTTCCTGCGGATGCTCACGCAGCCAGCGCATTCTACGTTGATACTGTGCTTTAGTCATGTTATGTCACCCAGCGCCGCATACCCAGCAAAATCCATCTAT